GGTAAAAACATGGCGTAGGGAAGTTAGCAAGGTGGCCAAAAAAGAGACAGAAACACCTATCGAGGGTGCTTGTCACGTTGGTTTGATATTTAGGTTTAAACGACCTAAAAGTCACTATCGCTCAAATGGACTGCTGAAGCAATCGGCTCCAGCTTATTTAATTGTTAAAAAAAATGACCTAGATAAGCTTGTTAGGTCAACTTTAGACGCACTTACTGGAATTGCTTTTAAAGATGACTGTCAAGTAACAAATTTATCAGCAACTAAAAGATACTGCAATGAAGATGAGGTAGTTGGTGCGGATATATTAATAAACGAGTTGTAATAGTGAATCGGGAGATCGATCAGCCCCTTGCCTTGACT